TATTATCAACCGTAGTTGCTTTTGGAAAATGTTTATAATCTAACCCAAAGAAGATTTCATTTACATACATTTTTGCAACACGACTCGGAGTATCGATTAAACTGTCATCTCGTAAATCTAAACCCAAGGCATTCATAATGTCAGTAAATTTATCTTTAATTTCTGCAATTTTTTCTAAATCGGTTAATCCGTTATCTACCATTGGTGTTTCTACACCTTTATCAATTAAAAATTGTTTTACATGTAATCCTAATTGTTCATCTGTTTTCATATAGTCATTTCTTTTTTATTATTATAATAAACTTTATTGAATTTTCAAAGTTTTTGTTACATATTTGGATCACCGGGAGTATCTATACCTGTCCATCGTGTTGCAGATATTTGTTCTTCATCATTTGGTATCATATATTGCGTTTTTAATATTTTTGCAACATTTGATAATGGCGTAAAATGATATATATCTCCTACTTGTTTAGCTTCTAACAAATCTTTTAATCGTATCATATTAATAAATATCTTTGAGCTTGGTATTGCTTTTTTCGTGACGCGGTTCATAGGGACAATGTCTACAACCCGATCCGCAGCAAGAACCTCGACGTTGATGATATGATTCAGTCATTACACGACGACCTAATTCATCATAATAAAAATCCGTTGGAAGGAGCTTGCTTCCAAACTCCCTCACGAACTGTTGTTGTATCCAATCTTTTCCTGCTGGCTGCATCATTATTTTATCTCACAAGCTCCGCCTGCACAAGCTAATTCGCCTGACAGGTCGGTATTATCATCTAATTCAATGACTTGACTCAAATCAATATTTGTTAGTGATTGCAACATGACTTCATATTGGTCTTTAGTAATATCTTCAAATGGTGCTTGAGTATATGTTCCACCATCATATGGTAATACAGATAAACCGTTGTAATGGTCTCTGTTAGTCCACATCCATTCACCTGCCAATTCCCATTCATCAGCTTTCAATGAAACAGTTGCTGATACATTGTGAGTATTGTTTCCTGATCTATGTCCTGGTTTAACCCATTCCAAATGTACTCGTTTAATACGATCTAATAATGCAAATGGAGATTCCGTACGAAGAATTGCCCCTTCTGGTGCCTTTTGTGGAATCGAAATAACTGCAGTATCGTGTGGACGAAAATATTCATCTTCAACAAGCTCTGGATGATATTCTGCTAAATATGTGTAAATTGCTTCATTTTTTCCAACGCGCATTCTTCTTACATAATAATCATTGTGCCATGCATGAATACCAGATGATGTTCCTAATGTTAAAGATGTTGTTCCTGCAGGCTTAACCGTTGTGGTACGAGCTGAACGATTAATACCAATTAATTCTGCTACTCGTTGATTTTCTTCTTTAACTGTCTTTGCAGCCGCTTTCATATCATATCCTAATACCGTGCCTGATCCGATACCTGTCATCGATACGCCAATAAGTGCATCTTTCTCAGTTGTGCGTTTCCATATTGGACGAAGATAATGAAAATCCGTATATCCTGCTTGAAGTGTTCCAATAAATGCTGCAGCACGTACTCGTGCCATTAAATCGTCTTGCGATTCAACGTCCGATGCATTTACTTCACATAGGTTACAAAATTGAAATGGTCGAAGTGCAATTTCGCAACATGGGTTAGTTCCCCAATCTTTGTCATTACTTAAATAGATTCCAGGCTCACCTGCATTTGATAATTCAACTCGTTTCCATAAATCCATGAAAAATTCTTTGGTAACTTTGTGACGAATCAATACTGCAGAATTATTTGCTCGACCTCGTTGTGGATTTGTTTCCCACCAATTGCCCGATTTACATGCAATCATTTCTTCATCGTCTGCACTAAATAAAGATATAAGTGCTGCTCTACGAATTCCTCCTGCTAATACTGCATCTGCAACGTGACATACCATATCATGTACTTCAATTGGAGAAAGTTTATCACCATCTTCTTTAGCATCTAAAATACCTTGCAATTTAATTAAACATTCTTTTAATGGTTGTGGTCCTGGAGCTTTTCCTCCTGATGTAACTAATCTTGCACCTTTAGCTCTAATATCTGAAAAATCAAATGCGTATGTTGACCCGCCTTCAAAATATGATTTAACTAAAACTTTAACTGCATCCGCCCACCCTTCAATTGAATCTGCAATCAAATATCTTCGAGTACGTTTTGCGTTTGGTTTACGAATTTCTGGTAATGCTTCAACATGATGTTTTTGCACGGAATATCCAACACCTGTTCCGCCTAGCAATAAAAACATTGCCTCAGCAAAAGCACGATAATCATCTATAGGAAGATATGCACAATTATAAATTCGATTAGGAGAGATTTCAATTGGTTTGCCTCCAAATTGCAAACTACGCATTGAAGGTAATACTTTTTTATTATATACAAATTGATATGCAGATTCAATTTCTTCCCGTAATTTGGGATATTTTTTGACGTGCATATTCATGTTTCTTGTAATTAATTCTTCCCATGTTTCTCTGCGGTTAAGCTCGGGAAGATATTTTGAATATTTCATGTAGACTGTAATCTCACTTAATATTTTGTTTGAAATTTCCATTGTTGTAATCTCCTTAGATGTTTTATTAACTTAAATTTTTTAGATGAAAAAAGGAAGGAGAACTCCTTCCCAATTTCTTTCATATAAATATCATTTTATCCCAAAGTTCCGCCAAGATCTTTAAACTTTTGTGCTAAATTTTTCTTAACTAAATTTTCACCCGTTTTCATGATCTGCGTAGTTTGTTTACCCTGAGTCGTTTGTGGTTCAAAGAATTGAAATTGACCATTATTTGTATTAATTTTACTAGGTAATGTAATACCATCTGGGCCAAATCTATTCTTAATAACATGCCCCCTACCGGTTCCTGATAATTTATCTTCTACTTTTCTAGACAGTGACATTAAAAAATCAGCAACCATTACTTTTCCATATGATGATGCAATTTTGTCTGCTTCAATTACATCTTCTTCTAATGCACTACGACCTGCCTGCGATGCTGTCCATACTGGAATTTTATATTCTCCTGCCATACCTCGCAACTCTTCATATAAATCTTCCAATGCTTCGTGTTTATCTTTTTTAGTATTTACTTTGAGCAAGTCACCATAATCTACAATAATCAAATCAGGTGTTTTGCCTTGCATCATTGTTTTTTCAATATGTGCTTTAAGTGCCATTACTCCTACTGACTTTGTAGGGTAGTATTTAACAATCAAATCTCCCGTTAGAGACTGCATCTTCTCTTTCACAGTTTCTTGATGGTGTTTGAGTGTTTGTGCGTTTATGCCAGTTAAAACCGAGTCATATCGTTGTCCCACATAGTTCTCATTGAGCTCTAATGTATAATGTATAACTGTTTTTCCTGCTCTTACTGCATTAGCACCAATATTAATAAGCATCCAAGATTTACCAATACCTGCAGGCGCCATTACTACTCCTAATTCTCCTGGAGCTAATCCTCCATCCATTAAATCGTCAATAACATCCCAACCCGTTGTGATGGTATGTCGAGCAGCTTCATTGTATCGTGCAGCTACATTGTTAACGTAATCTAATCCAATGTCAGTATCAGCACCAGCCTTCATGGCACTATCCATTTTGGTTTTAATTGCATCATAGTTACCCATTTTGAGTAACGATACCGAATCCATAATGGCTCGTTTGATTTCTTGATTCTTGCAAAATTTAAGAATTTCATCTTTTACAAAGGAAAGGTCATCGGATTCCATATAACGGAATACTTCTTTCAATTGTTCTAATACTGCAGTTTTTAAGATGTCATTTTCAATTTCGGTTATTTTGACTTTAAGTACATCTTTAGAAGGAGGAGCTTTGTATTGTTTAAAATGTTCTAATACAATTTCTAACAACCAACTATTTGCATCTGATTCAAAATAATCAGCTTGAATAATATCTGCAATTTGTTGTAAAAATATTCGATCTGTAAATAATGCGGCTATAACTTTGACTTGAAAGCTAAAACCATACTCTGATAAACGATCGGTCATATAATCATTATATAAAAAACGTTGTTAAAATCAAATTATTTGTGTGTTTGTTTTGCAAATGCATTTAAAGACAACCATGTATTGTTCAACCAATCCGGTAAATTCTTCATGACAGCCCACATCTTATCTTCATAGAATAATCTTTGAAACTCAGAACGATTTAATTCTGGTATAGGTTGTTCCATGATACCGCGAATACGTGTTGCAGTTTGTGCTGGTATATCAAGCAATTTAATATTCATTAGTTGATAATTTTGTTCAATGATATGACTATTATCAAGAATTTTTTGATATGATTTAGATTCTTTAAGCAATGCTGCGCTTTTATCAAATAATTGTTGCGTTGTATATGGTGTAGCCGCGGCTAATTCTGGAATCAATTTCGATATAGTTTTTGGTCCTATTCCGTTTACTCCAGGAATATTGTCTGAAGCATCACCGGTGAACGATCTATAAATAACCATATTAACAGGATGTGCTCCAAATTCTTCTTGCACTGTATCTACATTATACATTTTCTTCTTAATAGGAGACCATACTTGAATACGATCATCTACCAATTGGTAAAAATCTCTATCTGTAGATACAATGGTAATCTTTTTGCATTCCGTTTCATACATTTGTGCAACGTATGCAATAGTATCATCTGCCTCAATTCCATCCATTGAAATAAATGTAACAGGCAAATTGTCTAGATATGAAATCAAACGACTAAATTGATGTCGCATCGATTCTTGTTCTTGTTCCAAAGTTGAATCATGATGATCGTGACGGCGCAATTTGGTTTTATTTGCCCTATTTGCTTTGTAATCACCATAAATACGTTTTCTTCGTGCAGAACCCCCGTGGCCATCAAAAACGATAATGCATCGAGTTGGTTTAAAATCTCGTATGGTTTTGCCTACTGAATATAAAAATCCAGTAATGCCGCCAATATGATCGCCATCTTCATTGTATGCGGGAGTTGCGCCGAAGCTTCTAATAAAAGTGTTCAGCCCGTCAAACACCATGAGATGATCATTAACACTTGACGGACCGGAACTCTTTTCTTTTTGTAACTCGTTGAATAACTGTTGATATTTATTCTTCATCATAAACTTCATCGGTAACAATTACGTCATCAATACCACCATCAACACCGGCTTGATATTTGAAGATATAAGCATCGCATATTCTTTGATATAACCTTTCTTTTGCTTCTGGGTTATTAATAACCTTGTCCACAAAATCTTTGCTTTGAAATTTGAGCTCGCCATGAGTTTCACCAGTTTCAATATCTACGTCTTCTAACGTATACCAAGCACCTGATTGTTTAACGATATCAAAATTCTTCATGATGTTCAACCAACCACCGTAATTGTCAATTCCAGAATCATAATAGATTTCATAATCAACTTTGCGATGTGGTGGTCCCATCCTGTTTTTTACTACTTGTACATTTGTTTTGCTACCCACAACTTGTTCTACACCACTTACTTTGGCTTTGATCATTCCGGTATTTTTCAAACGCAATCTAACCGAAGCATGAAATGGAATTGCTTTGCCACCTGCTGTTGTCCATTGGTCACCAAATGATACGCCCATTTTGGTACGTAATTGATTGGTAAATATGAGACAAATACGTTCGCGTGCAATCCAATTAGTAACTTTTCGCATTGCCTTGGATAATATAATAGATTTGCTTGTTGCATAACCATCCTTATCATATTCAGCCGACATTTCGATTTTTGTAGATGCACCCATGATTGAATCCACTACAATTGTAACTAAACGGTCTTTATCTGATTTACGTACGCCTTCAACAATAGTTTCAATTGTTTCAAAAATTTCTTCAATTGTCTCTAAAGGAACATAAAGCATTGTTTTCAAATCAACGCCGATTGCTGTTAAAAACTCGGAACTTACTGCGGCTTCTGTATCAATATATACTGCCAATCCGCCTTTCTTTTGTGTTTCTGCTAATGTGTGTGCAGCCAACAACGATTTACCAGATGCTTCCAATCCGGTAATTTCAGTGATGCGCCCGACGGGAAAACCTCCATGGGTGCGATTTGAAATTGCTAAATCGAGCATCGAGCAACCAGATGATACCCATTCTGTTACATTGCTTGGAGCATCTTCATCGCCATCTAAAAAGAATGCAGTTTTGAGTGCTTGACCTTTAAATTGCTTGTTGATACTTTCTGCCAATGTTGATGCTAGAGCATCTTCTATTTCCAGTTTACTTTTACTCTTTGCCATTTTATAACCTCACTGTTAGTTGTTGAATAAATCATCAAATGCAGAAGCAACATCATCAACTTTTTTAGTTGCAGCCGGCTTAGCAGCTTTTGCTGGAGCTGAAGCTTCTTCTTCGCCTTCATCCGAATCAACATCTGAATCTGCATTTTCTGGATTCATCCATTCTGTTAATGCATTTTCTAGTTCTTCATAAGATGGCTCTGGAAATAAATCAGTAATCGTAGGTTGATTCATAATTTTTTGTGCAATCTCTTTGTCTTCAGTTGCGGGTTGCGTATTAGGCTTAACACGAATTGCAGTCTTTGGATAAGCTCCGCCTTCTGCTGGCGTAAATTCTACATCAATATCACGACCATTCATCAAATCCGTAATGTCACCATAATCTGGATCAGAGATGATTGAAAGCAATTCTGTGTAGATTGTTTTACCAAATCCCCAAAACTTAACGCCTTCAGATTCTTTACCGCGAATAATTACAGGAACATAAGTACGCATTTTAGGTTCAATTTTACGACCCATTAGCCAATCTTCTTTATCTCCAGTCTTTTTAAGTTTGTCTGCAAATTCTACGATTGGATCTGCATTGCCAAATGTGATCGGCGATAACATGGATTTCTTTCCGATGTCATAATGAAAATACAATTCTAAAAACGGATTGTCTTTGCGATGAACGTAAGGTACAATTCTTACTCGCGTTTTACCTGATTCAGGTTTCCACAAATTTTGTTTTTTGTCATCAGATTTGTTTAACTGATTGAGTTTCGCTTTGATAGCGTCTAAATTCAAGGCCATTGTTTAATTCCTTTTCTTTAAGTGGTTAATAAAATATAAAAATATAATTACAATATAAGTAATTAATTCGTTAATTCAAAGTTAATTGTTAAGTTTTTTAAATTAAATAATCAGAAATTATTTGATCATTTATTCCGTGTTTTTTTGCAATGATTTCATCTTGTATTTCTACATTTTGAATGTCACCATCTTCGTCAAAGGTAACTGTAAAATCAATAGTATCAGATCCTACTTTTAATTCGCAATCAAATTTAATATCAGATACTAAACGTGTTTGGTCATATGCGCCCTCTGGATCATTTTCGCTTTCAATTTCTTGTTTGATGTCGTTTATCAGATCTTGGAAATCGCTTTTATCAGCTACGCCGCCACCTTGATATGTTACATACGAATATCCGCCAATATTTTTATCATATTCTGCACGATTAATAACAATTTTAATTTCTTTTTGCTTAGTAGAGATCAAGGATTTAGTAAGATCAATAAAATTTTTTAACATATCCCTTTTTCTATTATATATCCCAACCATTGTTTTCATTTTTGTACCAGCTGAGTAGAATTTTCTTTTAGATTCCATATGGGGGATTATTTCTTGCAACTGTGAAATTTCTAACGTTCGGGCAATTTCAAGAAAATCTTTTATAGATTCTCCACTTAGAGGAACATCTTTTATAAAAGGCATTAAAGGATTAGAATTTTCATTCAATAATTTTTTTTGAACGTTATTAGAATCTAATTTATTTGTTAAATTAGTTTCGTTTAGATTCTTAGTTCCAAATCGACGCATATTTTCAGCTAAGATGTTTTTTAGATTTTTCATAATATTATTTCCTATATAATATAAATATTAGTTCCATGTAATTTTCTTGAAGAAGATCAAGTCAATTACTCGATATCCCGCATCATCGGTTAGGATGAAAGAATTTTGATATTTGGTCCAATCTAATCGATATGTTTTGTCTAATACTCCGTTATTAACAACCCGAATAACTTCATTAAGTGCATTAACGGTATATAAAGTATTGGTTTCTTTTTTGCGGTGAATGCTAATTGTATTCTGTCCCCGTTGTGTTCCCGCATCTGCATTGTATGTGCAATATAAATTGTCTGCGGCTTCTGCATTGGCAAATACAAAGATTCTGCGTTCTGGTATGGTATAGCTTTGTTGTATGTAATCTGATATTATGTTTAAATCTGACTTATGTGCAAATGTGCAAAGTAATTGTGTTTTCATTCTTCATCAATCCTGCGGTTTTTTTGTTACTTTAGTGTTTAATTGACTACCTAATACAAATAATTTATTTTGGTGAAAATTTGCGATTGCTGGCGATAATCGATCGTTTCGGCACATCAAGAGCGGTAATAATTCTGCAGATGATTCCAAAAATAAAGTTTTGTTAGATTTGATAATCATACCCCACCAACCTACAGATTCAATTTTATGTGTAACCATTTTATCTACAATATTACAAAATGCATGAATCATAGTATCTAAATTATCATCCAACTGATAGAATGATTGTAATTTTTTGCTTATGTTTTGTAACATTGGAATATCTGAGTCGTCGCCTAATTTAATAATACGACGAATATCTGTTTCGGTTTTTTCTGTATCTAAAAAATCCAAAACCGAATTAATTTGTTCTCGACCTTTTGATTTGCTAATATCTTGACCAGTTAATAGTTTTGCCATTTCTAAAAAACTATTCAACAATTGTACGCCTTCGGTTGGTAATGAACCAAAATCAAATGTAGTTTTTTCATAGTTTTTAAGAGATACTGTATCGGTACCTACTTCAATGTCAGCTTCAATACCAGTATTGCCAGCAACTGCACCTTTTACCTGGCCACCGTATGCAATTGCAAACCAAAGTTCTGAAAAATCTCCGTTTGGAATTTTAATTGTGCTTTCAATAATGTTATATAATTCGCCATATATACCACGAATAGGAACCGCGCCGGCGGCTAAACGCATTTGGGGTGGACTTGTAATGAGTTGTATGAGCTGAGCTGACTCTGGATGATCCATAATCTCATTATACATTCCTTTTAAACCAATAAATTGTTGTTTGTCTACTGCAAAATTTTGTATGATATATTGTTCAAAAGAAGCTGCATTAGTAATCTGTGTTTGTTCTGTAATTACGTCTTCATGTAACCCTTGGGCTCGATTAACAACACGTTGCGCTTCAAGTGGTGAAAGGTCTGACATTTCTAAAATAATATCATACAACATCTTGTAATCTCGAGATTGCGTTGGATATCCTTTTGGTAATCTATAACTCCATTCTGTTAATATTGAATCTATAGTCATAATGAGATAGTTTTCATTTTTATTATAAATATAATGTACTTTATTTACTTATTTTTTTTACAATTATCAAAATGCCATCTATACATATTTGCTGTACTTTTGCTAGATTTTTTACAATGTGGACATATAACATGTTTTTTAAAAAGCCAAGCATTTGACATATTTAATTTTTCTAGTTCTGATTTAGGTCTTTTATTTTTATTTCGTATTTTTTCTATAGATTCTGCAGAATGAGTCCATGTACCTTTTCGATTTCTCAAAACTTCCTTATGTTGTTCAGATATAATTTTTCCAGAATGTATAATTTTATTACGTAATGCTACATCTGGTCTAGGCCCTTTTGGTTTTCCTTTTTGCGTTAAACCGCGTTTAATATTAGATTCTATAGAATTTTTCCCAGATTTGGATTCTGATGTGGTTAATCTACAATTTAATCCATTTGGTCCTAAAACATTATATAAATCTTGATAATATCGTTCTCGATTATTTAATTGATTAATATCACATTCTTCTAAAATAATAAATTGATGCCGATCTATACCATATTTATCAATTGATTTTTTTAATCTTGTTTGAAATTTAAAATTATTATTTCGTTTATATGAAGTCCATCGTTTTTCAATATTAATTGATTGGCCTATATAAATTTTATTAGATGGCGATATGATTTTATAAATTCCGATCATTTTTTTATCTCTTGAATATTATCATATGTAATACCATATTTCATTTTTATAGGAAATCCACCTTTTTCTAATAAATATTGCAATTTTAGTATAATTTGTATTTCTGATAATTCTAAATCTATCAAAATACTGTCATATGTATATAACACTATGCAACTTTCTGCATCT